TCATCACAGAAATCGCAGCAATTTAATTATGACTCCATCAGAATACCTAGCTACTAATCCTACGCCTGAAGAACACAGCTACAACTATCTTCTGATTCCAGCAGAACTGCGGGACTCAATGATCGCAAAACAGGACACCTTGACTACTAGCAATCATATCAGCCCAGTGCTGTTGATTGACGGACGCTACGGTGCTTGCTGTGACCTTTACACAGAAGTCGGCGCAGGCGGTATCTACCACGAACTGTGGGAGATGCTTGACCAAGCTAAACTGGAAGAATGCGAAGTCGTAGACAAAGCTGCATTCCTGGCACTACTACCACCTGACCCAGAAATTGAAGAAGTATGATGCACGACCTTATCTACAAATCAACCATTGGAACAGGTGGCTTTATAGCTACCACTGAACTTGGTTACGGTAATCCTCTGGGAATAGCTGTGGGTCTTGCGACCCTCATCTATATGACTGCATCCGCAATCAAGGTAATCAAGGAACTCCGGGACAAATAACCTATGACACCAGAACTATTAGCAATGCTCGGCGGGGGAGTAAGCGGCTTTATAATGAAGATGATAGCGGCACAGGCCGACAATCAGGCTCGTCTCTTTGAGCGTATGATTGCCCGTCAGACAATAGCGGACGAATCAGCGGACAAGGCAGCAGCTCGTGGCGGTGTCTATATGCGTCGAGTTATTACATTTTCTGTCATCTTTGCCATTGTTCTGGCGCCATTCGTTTTTGCATTTACTGGCATAGGTGTCAGCATTCAGACAGAATCAAAAGGCTTTCTAGGGCTATTCAAACACTTAGAATGGTCCACTGTCCAAGGTTTTGTGATACTACCAGAGATCCGGCAGACAGCTTTAGCCATCGTCGGGTTCTACTTTGGTTCATCTCAAGTTAAGTGAGTATCTTTGCAAATAAGCTGAATGCACGCATTTCTAAGCAGATGCGCGGCAATAAGTTTATTCGCGTAGTTATATTGGACAATGATTTACTTTATCAGTCAGACATCGCTGGATATATCATTGTTCCGGTCGGCTTTGCTTCAGATGGTGCCAGCGTACCTCGTTTTCTTTGGTCAGCCTTTCCACCATTTGGCAAATATCTAAAGGCGGCAATTGTGCATGATTGGTTCTGCGTGACGCATCAAGTGGATAGCATTAAGGCGGCCAAAGTCTTCCGCGAGGCGATGCAAGTCTGCGGAGTGCCACGGTGGAAGTGTCGCTGTATGTATTTAGCAGTTAGGATTGCCGGGCCAAAGTTTCAAAAAATAGACAAAAGTTGACAGAATATTAATGCATCGCCAATTGTAAGCTTATATTCCGGCAGCTTTTACATTAATCAAAACTGAGTTATTAAAAAATAACTCAAAAAATAATGCACATATGCTTTTATCAAATACACAAAAAGAAGCTATTGATGCTTATCTTGAAGCTGGCAGTTATCGGGGTGCAGCCAGAAAGCTTGGCAAATGTGAGTCAACAATTCGTGGTATTTTAAAAAGACTGGAAAGACTGGGGCAAGTTCCTTGGAAGTCATCAGCACCAACGCCATCACATTTGAATGTTGGCAAAACAACTGTTCAATATGATGGTGCTGGCAACGTCATCCAAGAATGGCGCAGGCTCTTTCCAGAAGCGCAGGGCATGCAAGACTTTGTTGATGGTCTTTGCGACCAAGTCAAAGAAAAGGGCAAAGCGCCAGTGCGTAAATCTCGCAAAACAGATACAGATGACTTCCTGTTTGAATTGGATATTTTTGATGCGCATGTGGGCATGTATGCTGATGAAAGAGAAACAAAAGATGCCGACTATGACTGCAACATTGCGGCGGCCAGAATGGTTGAAGCTGCTGAAGGATTAGCGACCAGAGCCAGGCGACCTGCCAAATGCGTTCTAGTCTTTGGTGGCGACATGATGCACAGCGACAACCGGAGCAATAAGACAGAAGCCAGTGGCCATGTCTTAGATGTTGATACTCGATACCATCGCGTCGTTGAATACTTAATTAAGGCTTGCACAAATGTAGTTGATATTGCCGCAACAGTAGCCGCAGAAGTTGAGATTGTGGTGCTAGAGGGCAATCACTCGTGGCACTCCGAGGTGTGGCTTGCAAGGGTGCTGGATGCTTATTATAGCCGATGCCCAAACATCAAGGTAAAATCTGAACCATCACCTAGGAAGCATATGATTTGGGGTGACAATTTGTTATTGTGGTCGCACGGCGACAGGATCGCAGCACAGAAATGGCCAATGATTATTGCGGCAGAGTTTGCCAAAGAGTGGGGTGCAACCAAATACAGGCATTTAAAGATGGGTCACATCCATCACAAAAAAACCATTGCGCCAGTTGTCATTGATGAGCAGTCAGGATTGGTGGTTGAATACTTGGAAGCACTTTGCGCCACAGATGCGTGGCATTCCGGAGCTGGCTTTGTCGGCAGCCAGAAGGGCGCAAGCGCATTTGAATACCACAAGACTGAAGGATTAATTACCAGGTTCTATAAGTCAGTATGAAAATACTTGCTCTAACTGGACCCAAAATGGTCGGTAAATCTACTGTTGCAAATGCAATCGCAGATGCCGCAGATGTGCCAACTCATATAATGTCATTTGCTGATCCGATGCGCTCAATGCTTCTGGCTCTTGGTGTTGATATGATTAATCTGCACGATCAATCTATAAAAGAAAAAGAGATTGCTGGGATTGGTAAGAGCGCTAGGCAATTGATGCAGACCCTTGGGACGGACTGGGGCCGCAACATGGTCGCACAGGATATTTGGCTCTGGTCCATGCAGAAAAGAATTGAAAAATCAAAAGCAGACGGAGCGCGTCTTATCGTGATTGACGATTGCCGATTCGACAACGAGGCGCTTTGGGTAAATCAGCAGAAAGGTAAAGTCGTGCGACTTGCAAGGGATGGATTTGAATACGGCAGCGACAATCACGAAAGCGAACAGCCAATAAGGTTTCAGCACATGGACGCAATGATTGACGCAAGCGACGAAGAAGCAGCAGCAAGAATTATTCTAAAAATCATCTAATGCCTACGACTGAAGAGAACGCATTTGAGCAAGTAAAAGCTATTTTAGGCGAACACTTCCAGCACTACGCAATCGTCATGCAAGACGAAGAAGGAAACGTATGGCGCGACGGAGACAATGATTTAGTCGAGAAAGCATTATACACTGAGGCGCTCAATATGATAAAAGAATTTGAAGATATAGAAAGCATGGACTACGAAATCGAATGGGAAGACGACGACGACAATGATGAATTTATAATTTAAATTATTCTATATGTATTGACGCACATCAATTCATTCATTTATTCCTGCCAGTGACTACTAAAGTCACTTAATAATAAACAAAAGGTAAATATGAATGATATAAAAGAAATTAAAGCTGAAGCCGAATCTAGGGTTGAAGCAATATTGGAAGAATTAGAAGAGAAAGGAATACGCGTATTCCGGTTGCAAGTTTTTCCAAGGCATAAACAAGCGCCACAGGTCAGTATTGTGGTCGATGAGAAAGGCACTAGATGAATCAACTTAGTGCATATGATAAGATCAATGATGCAAAAGGCATTGATTTATTCGGCAACGCTATTTGTCGATCTGGGATGTTTGGATGCGAATCAAAAGAAGCGGGAATGATCTTTGCCTTACAATGTATGGCTGAGAATAAGCCGCCACTAGAGATGGCTAAGAACTACCATTTGGTAAAAGGCAAGTTGACCAAGCGCGCAGATGCGATGCTGGCTGACTTCCGCAGGGCAGGTGGTAAAGTCACCTGGGATGACTTAAAGAATGAGGCTGTGCAATCTGCAGTCTTTGACTTTGAAGGCAACAAGATCAAAGGCAGCTTCTCAATGGATGACGCACATCGGGCCGGATTGGTTCGCAAGGGTTCTGCATGGGATAAGACGCCGGCTGCAATGCTTCGAGCAAGATGTATCTCGGAAACACTCCGAGCCATTGCGCCAGAGATTGTGCAAGGCGTTTATGTGCCAGAGGAAATTGATATTGCAGAAGCATCACCAATTGCTGAAGCAAAGAAGCCAAAGCCAAAGAAGCCAAAGAAGTTGGAAGAGCCAGCAACTGATGTTGATGCAATTGAAGTCGAAGATATGGCACAGCGGCCGCATCTTGAAAGCTTGATTGCTGAGAATGACTTGGAATACAAAACCAATCTGTATTGGACCAACAAGGGAAACATTGACCTTGACCTTGATCAAACATGGCGAGACTTGCCGCAGAACATCCAAGCCAAAATGGAAATTGGATTTGATGCATTCAGAAAGGCGGTATCAAAATGAGCGATCTGATCACACATCCAAAGATCAATGGCGTGACTATTGAGATCATTGCTGAAGCCGAGCAGATGAAGATTGAAGCATTGATGTCATCTAAAGGCATTCAAACTGTTGACGATGGCTTTGAAGCAACAATTGCAGCAGAAGCACAGTCTGCATTGCGTCATCTAATCAAAGGCATTGAGGAATCAAGAAAGGATGCCAAAGCTCCAGTGCTTGAAATTGGCAGACAGATTGACGGCGTTGCCAAAGATTACATTGAAGATGTTAAAGCAGAGGAAAGCCGGATTGCTCAATTGCTTGGAGCGTTTCAGATTGTGGAACGTGATAAGAAGATTGCAGCAGAACGCCAAGCCAGAATCCAAGAGCAACAGGTGATGGCAGAAGCGGCACAGCTATTGTATGCCGACATTGACAACACTGACTTGCTGGATGATGCACAAGCGCATATTGCAACACTGCGCAAAGAAGCAGCATCGAAGCATGATGCAGTTGCTGGTGTGAAGGTTCGCAAAACAATCAAGTTCGAGGTCGAAAGTGAAGCCAAACTAATGGCAGCACGGCCCGATCTTTTCAGTCCAAATGAATCAAAGATTCGGGCAGCTCTAAAATTAACAATAACAATACCCGGCATTAAAGCCTGGGAAGAAATCAAAGCATACTAAAAATCATGGCAAAATATATCGCAACAGAAGAGGACGCAAACTTAACAGGCAGCAGCTACATTACTGAAGCTGGCAAGTATGAGTTTAAAACAACAAATGTATCTCACAAGGTAAACCAGCGCGATGGCACTGATCTATTTGAATGCACATTTGCAACAAAGGATGGCGCAACAATGCGCAAAACATTCTTTTGGGGAGACTTGGCATTGCCAACCTCTCAATACAAGGCACGCACATTGATCTTTATGTATCTCAAAGCATGCGGCGTCAAAATCTTTAGGGATCAATTAGACTCTGAAGATCCGCAAGCATTCTTTGAAATTGTAAAAGATAAAAAATTCACTGCCATAGTTGAGATGTCACCTGATCGAACCGATTCAAATAAGCATTGGCCAGAGATCGGATTTAGTGGCTTTGTATATGATCAGAATCATATCTTATTTAAAGAAGGCATGAGCCAGCCAGAGGTAATCGAAACAGAGGAAGACCCTTGGTAAGATGGAAGTCAGAGAATACCAACAACGGGCAATTTACTTTTTAAGTAAGAGCAAGCGAGGTATTCTGAAAGCACCAGCCGGAGCAGGTAAAACGCATATTGCGGCATCTGCTCTGGCTGTTTGTTTATCTAGGCGCAGAGGTGTGGCTGATGTGGAGATCATGGTCAACACCAGAGAACAGGTTGAGCAAATGCAATTAGCTTGTGATCGATTCCCAGTCATAAAAGAGAAAGCGCATCTGCAAATTTACTGCGCAGCAGGTGCGCCAATGGGAAGCAAGCCAGACCTGTTGATCGTGGATGAATGCCACAGATCTGGTGCTGATGGATGGAGCGCAAAGATCAGACAAGCAGAGTCTGCCAGGTGGGGACTATCAGCAACGCCATTCTGCGGCGACTCGGACCGCGACTATTTAGTTAGTCATCTATTTGGCAACAATATGCATTCCATTAAACGCGATGCATTGGTTGATCATGGGCATCTGGCCAAGGCAAAGGTTGTCTGGCATGACGTGCAAAGTGCAACAGCATCACAAGCCATTGAGGAATTGTCAGATCAATTGATTGCAAGCAGGCGCCGAAAGATGGCGTGGATGTTTAGAACTGAAGAGGGTGAGCGCAAGCAGACTAGCCAGTGCAAATGGCAGGCAGCACAAAAGCTTGGCATATGGGAAAACCCTGATCGAGATGCACACATTGAATTGATTGCCAGACAAAGCATGGATGCCGGCGATCATACCATTGTGCTGATTGGCTCAATTGAACATGGCAAACGCTTAGCCGATTCAATTGATGGCGCTGAGTTGATATACTCAAAGATGGGTGCAAAGAAACGAGCTGATGTAATTGCTAGGTTTCGGGATGGCAGCTTGAAGTGCATGATTGGCACATCAGCAATTGAGGAAGGCTTTGATGCGCCTATTGCCAATGTGATCATCATGGCTGGCTGTGGGCGCTCAGAACGCAAGGCAATCCAGTCAACAGGCAGAGTGCTGCGGCCGCATGACGGCAAAGCTTGTGGCATCATCCATGACTTCCGGGATGGCTTCCATCCGATGTTGCAGAAGCAAAGCCATGCAAGGGCGCGCATTTATAGGCAATTGAATTATTATTGAAGAATGTATTGACATGGGTGGGTTGATGCCCAAAGTTGCTGATATTGGCATAAGCCATATTAAACAATAACCCACAAAACACACACACCATGAAAACTCAAGACACTACAGTAGGCAGCATCACTTCAAAAGAAAACGCAGAACGCACAGCAGCAAACTGGCACAGCCCAAAGGATGGCTTCCACGCACAAGCAGTAAAAAAGGGCGAAGGCTATATCTGCCGACTTGTAATTAACGACTAATTTCTCACTACGGGGCGCAGCATCCTACACTGCATCACAACAATAATAATAATAACCCAATAATAATAATAATCATGACACTTCAAATCACAATCGACCAATCAGCTCGCACTTATCTTTCCACTGACAATGGAATTTTCACAGTTATCCCGGCTGACTTTGGCCGCATTGATGCACTGGCCGAACTTGGCACGCTTCACTCACACTGCGAAGAGATTGACGAAAGCACTGAAAGTTACCATGAATGGCTTTCAGCTTTCGAGTCTGCTTGCCCACAGTGGAAGGCATAATCTAGTCACAACAGGGCGCAGCATCTTACACTGCATCACAGCAAAAATAATAATATGAATACAATATCAATAATCACATTACTACTAGCCATGATTCAAGTTGAGTCATCTGGCAATGACAACGCCATTGGCGACAACGGCGCATCTTGGGGCTGCTTACAATTGCAAGCTGGATACATTGCAGACGCAGCAGAGCATGCCAAAGAAGATTGGGTGCATGAGGATGCATTTGACCGCATCACCGCAATGAAGATTACAATGGCTTACATGGCGCGTTATGCGACCGAAGAAAGGCTTGGCAGACCAGTGACGGCACAAGACATTGCGCGCATCCATAATGGTGGACCCAATGGCTACAAAAAGAAAGCAACTGAAAAGTATTGGGTGAAGGTCAAAGCAGAACTGGAAAGGATGGGCGCATTATGAGAATATATGACACAACCCAAATGATACAGGAATCAAAAGAGATTCTGCAAACTCGATATATGGAAAGGCAAATTGGAGTGCCAACGCCAACAGTTCCAGACAGATCACACCGCATTAATCCATCATCAATTTGCTTGTGGAATGACAAGCGCAAATCCAAGGCCAAAACATCAACATGATTGAAACACAAACACAGGGCATTTCCAACTTTATGAAGTGGGCAGAAAGGCGCATTGCTGATGAGATTGAAGCCAATGAAGCTTTTGAAAGGCGCACTGGAAAACGTGTGGCTTTGGAAGAATCAACGCATTTGCCGCACAGTTTAACAGACGAACAGAAGCGCAGCATGATTGATGCGGTTGATGATTTGCGCAAAGCAGGTGTTGCTGCAAAGAATGCCTGCAATGAAGTTGGCTTGCATGCATCAACATACAGCCAATGGCGCAACAAGTTTGGCATGGGAAGGTTTGATGATGAGTGAAGAAGAAGAACCAGAAGAATGCCGATTATGCGATGGCTATGGCGAATTACCTGGCAACCCTAACACCAATGACTTTCCAACCTGCTCAGCCTGCAATGGCACTGGCATAAATTATGACGGATAAATATTGTTTTATCCGACAACTCTAATAATTAATATCTCACCTATGAAGCTACTAGGACAAACACCCAGAACAGATCAAGCGCACTCCAAGATATTTAAGGAGCTAGTATTAACCGACGACTGGAATCATGCATTGAATTGTATGCAGGACCACGCCGAGCGACTAGAAACAGAAGTTAATCAAGCAATTCTTCAAATTGAACAGTTGAGAGCGCAAATGGCACTTGCTAACTCTGGCATGCTTCAATTGGCTGCCAAAATGAAAGGCATGCATTGAGATACTACATTGGAATTGATTGCGGTCTGGATGGCGGCATCACAATGATCAATTGGAAAGGCAAGCTAATGCAGTCATCAATCATGCCAACAGTGCCAAACGGCAAAGGCCGCAAGATTGATTTGCATACATTGGCTGCCACAATCAAAGAGATTAGCAGGCATCCAGATCAATACACATTCATTGTTGAGAATCCGGGCGCACATGCACCAAGCGCAGCAGGACTTAGATCAATGACCTATTCGTTTGCGGCCGTGGAAACATTGCTGGCAGCTCATCAACTCAAGTATCATGTGGTGCTGAGCCAAAAATGGCAGAAGGTATTCTGGAGCAAGCCGAAGATGCCAAAGGGCCAGAAGTTTAATACAAAGGCTGCTGCACTCAATATCGTCAATCAGATATTCCCAGGCGAAAAGTGGCTGAAGTCAGATCGTTGCACCAAGCCGCATGACGGCATGATTGATGCAGCATTACTAGCAGAGTATGGCAGAAGGCAAAACATTTAGATAAAACAATTATAAGAATAAAAACATGACCAAATACCTAGCAACCGATGAAGATGAAATACTGACAAAAGATAGTAGCAAGCTGATACAATTTGACGAAATCAATGCAAAGCTGATGGGCAATGCAGAGAGCTATTGCCACTCATGGCTGCCCGGCGGCAAGGTCAAAGGCGGCTCATACAGGATTGGCGGCATTGATGGATCAATCGGATCTTCTATGTCAATCAACCTTAGCACAGGCCAATGGTATGACCATGCGACCGAAGACAAGGGCGGGGATCTTATAGCTTTATATGCAGCAATAAACAATCTCAGCCAAGGCGATGCAGCCAGCGAGTTGCAAGGCGCCGTCAATATTGTGCGCATGACAAGGCCGGCAAAGCGTAAGCCATTAGCATCTGAGTCAGACTGGGAACACGCATTGACCAAGCCAGAAACACCAGCTCCAGAACACTGGGAGCATGGCAAGGCACACATTACTTACAAATACGCAGACGCATCAGGTCGGCCAGTTGGCGTGATCATGCGATGGAATTTGCCAGATGGCAGCAAGACAATCAGCCAGTGCAGTTGGATGCGCCATAAGAAGACTGACAGATCCACATGGAAGTGGCAGGCATTCAATGCACCAAGACCGCTTTACAAAGGCGAATTGCTCAACAAGATGCCAAGCGCAGATGTTGTGATTGTTGAAGGTGAGAAGGCGGCAGAAGCATTGGCATCCAAATTGCCAGATCATGTGGTGCTTTCATGGGCTGGCGGCTGCAAGGCAATCAACCAATCAGATTGGGCGGTGCTGGAAGGCAGGAACGTGTCGATTTGGGCAGACAATGATGCTCCGGGGCGAGAATCGGCAAAGCAGTTGCAAGATATCACACAAGGCAATCTGATTGATGCGCCAAGTGACAAGCCAGAAGGATGGGATGCAGCAGACGCGATCGCAGAAGGTTGGACCACCGAAGGCTTGCAGGAATTGATTGCAACAAGCGTCCAAAGGCAGACATTCAATGTAAGGTTTGGCAATGAAGGCGCACCAAGATCATTAGACGAAGCCAAGGCAAGGCGGCCAGATGTCATCATTGACGGGCTGCTGTATGCCAAATCAAAGCTGCTGATTGGCGGCGTTGCCAAGGCTGGCAAGTCTCACTTCGCCATGTCATTGGCATCTTGTATGGCTTCTGGGCAACCATTCTTGCAGTGGGAAGCACCAGAACCTCAGCGCGTGCTGTATGTTGACTTTGAATTGCATGAGTGGGAGTTGAACGAGCGATGCGCATCTGCTTGCAATTGGGACATTCCTCAGAATCTAGCAACCCTGAGCCTCCGGCAGCACTACGATGTCAGAAGCACCAGAGAGCTGAGCAGGGTGCTGAAGACAATACAGGCCAGCCAGTTTGATGTAATCATTCTGGACTGCCTTTATAAATTCAACAGCGCAGAAGATGAGAATGACAATGCTGCCATGAAAGCAATTGGGTCATGGATGGATGAGATCATTGCCAAGTATGGCATTACACCAATCTTGATTCACCACTTTGGCAAGGGTTCGCAATCTGGCAAAGAAGTCATTGACCGCTTCCGTGGCGCATCATCTGTAGTTGGCGAAATGGATGGACTGATCTCAATCATCAGCCATGAGAACGAGGGCTGCTACATTGTTGACAGTGTGGTGCGCTCATTCAAATCAACGCCATCCTTTGTTGCTCGATGGGATTACCCTCATTGGGTGTTGTCTGAAGATTTGGACGCATCGAGGGCAGCCAAGCCGGGTGCAAAGAAGAAGCATGGTGATGACAAATTGCTGGCACAGATTCCATCTGGTGAAGAGCAGGCAGCATTCTTTGGCGACCTAAATTTGGACATGTGTAAGCACCAATTTGCCAGAAGAAGGGCAAAAATTGATGCTATCCAAGTGGTCAAAATGGTCAATTCAGCAGGAAAACTTGAAAATGCATATTACAGGTAAATTACTGGTTGGACATATTACAATATGTAACAGCAAGTTTAATATGATACAGCAGGCTTTAAGCCCAGTAAACAAGCGGTGTTTGCTGTTACACATTAACATCATACAACACAACAAAACGGCACTTAAAAGGCGTGTGGGGGGCATTTATGACCCACACTAAGCCTGCTTGAACATATTAATCAATTCCCTATAGGGTGATGTACCAGCAGGTCAATACATCTAACAACAGTTAAAAACATGTATTACACAAGTATTGACGAATAAAAAAAACTGACCAATCAATTGAAGCATGGAACAGAAAAGAAAAAAGAATAAAAGAATGATTTCATTCAGGATGCCAGAACCTCAAATTGAATTGCTGACACATTTAGCAATTCAAACAGGCCAAAGCAAATCAGAGGTTCTAAGAGCCGGACTTGAATTGGTTAAACAAAAAGTAATCAATCAAGGCAATTGATAATCCAAGATCATATCTATAGCCATGAAAACTTACCCATACATCGAAGGAAAAGAAATGGCAATATATGATGACCCAGTTGATCACATGGAGCCAATCGAGAATCCTGAATATGCTGTTGCAGATATTATTACACGATTGATGGTGTTTCAATTGCAAGGCGGAGATTCAAAGAGAATAGCAGCACGCACAATGGTATTAGCTCAAACTGTAGGCATTGATGTTGGCAATGGTATTGTCACTAATGCTGATATTGCCAAGGCTTGTGGTATTACCAGGTCGGCTGTTTCACTTATGAGCAATGAATTACGAGATCAGTTAGGTCTTATCTCTCACAATAATCGCAGCCAACAAAACCGTAAAAACTGTAGAAACGCCAAACGATGAACAATACATACCTTACAACTCAACTAACTGACATCAGCCAGAAGATTAAACAACTCGATGTTGATGCTCTCAAACTAGCACAATCAGCCAAGGCCGAGATACTACAAGCAACCAGCATGGCCTGCAATGTCGGATCATTACTAAAGGAAGCGCAAGAGCTGACCGGCCGCAGCAACTACTCGAAGTGGCTGGAGGTTACATTCGGCCATGACTTTATTGATAGGGCAAAGCGATACCGTAAGGCATATGACGATCCAAGGCAGATGGCGCTGAGTATGGGCGTCATTCCAAACACACAGAAAGCACTAGAGACGACAGATCAACCCATCAAAGCTAAGCCAGACCGCAACATCGTTTACATTAATAAGCTTACAGGATACCTTAGAACCGCAGAAACCATCTCAAATGTTGATCGTGTCGCATTACAGGGCATTATTGCACAACTTCGACGCCTTGGGCTGGTTTAATTTTATACTTCATGGATATTATCTCAACAACATTGACCAATCCTTGTCCATTGCCAAAGGAAAAGGGGCAATTAGGTAAGAGCCGGGGGCTATGCGCATGGGACTTAATTAAGCCAAGGTCACGATTCAAGACAATCAAAACGCAGCAAGAGATACAGGAGTGCAGCAGGCCTTCATTTGATCATCCTAAGATGCTACACATCTTAATTGATCGAGCGGCTGGATACGGTTGCAAAAAGCTTGCTAAGGCGCATGGTGGAAGTGCTGGCTCAATTAGTAAGTTTTGCCAGTCGATGGGCTTTGATATCATTAAGCCACATGAGGTGATCGATAATGCGAGTCATTTAACTGGCAATGAAATATATGAGCGCGAATGGATAAAGGAGATTCGATCAACAATCAAAGACGTGACATGGGCAAGACATCCAGAAGTGGCAAAGCACATGGCAAGGGTTAAGTATTACGCAGACCCAAAGGCGCACAATAGGAAATGCGAAGAATGGAAGTCGAGGAACAGGGGCAAAGTGAGGGTGTCTAGGGCGAAATGGAAGCCGGGATACTTTAAACGTAATCCATCAGCTAGGATTGCAGATGTGTTGCGATCTAGATTGGTAAAAGTAATCAATGCTCAGCAAGCAGGCAAGAAGGTGAGCGCAGTCAAAGACCTAGGGTGCAGCCTTGATTTCTTCCTTCAATACATCGAGACTAGGTTCAAAGAAGGCATGACATGGGAGAATCGTGGGCTATTCGGATGGCACTTTGACCACATAAAACCATGCGCATCTTTCGACTTAACTAAGAAGTCGGAGCAAAGGAAATGCTTTCACTATACAAACTACCAACCAATGTGGGCGGAGGATAACATAGTCAAATCAGACAAGCAAGATGAGCAGCTTGTCCTACTATGATACACCCCGGCGTAAACAGTATTCTTGAAATCCAGCAGCTTGGGGTAAAGCGCCTA